GTTTATGTGATTCGATAATTCTGTCTCTAGTATATTCTACTATATAAATAGAACTTTTAATAGAATTTTGTGAACCTAAATTTATCAATCCTTTATAAGATGCAGCTATAATCCATGGCCGAATTAATCCGTCCGTAAAATCTATATTGGTTTCTAAAAAATCGATAGATAAATGCCTGCTTTGTAAATCCATCCTATCCCCCCCTACAATGCCTTTTAAATAGCCCCCTACGCCTTCGGAACCTGCTGATGTAGTAGAGAACGACTCTTTGGGCATTTTGACCGATTGGGCAAAATAAAGACCCAATCCATCTAAACTAGATTGGGTCTTTTCATTTAATAATTTATTTTGTATAAAAGCAGGTATATAAAAATTACTTACATCAATTTGAGTATAGTCTTTTATTATATCAAATAATCCATTCCCAGCATCTGGTCTTATAGCAATTGTCCATTGTGTTGTTAATGGAACACTATAATCCCATTGTCCCAAAAGGGACATGAAATAATATATGGGACTTAGATTACTTATTTGCGTTGCCATTCATTATCTATTTAGCGGAGCAACAGCAGTAGAGTCAAGTGCTTGACGATCAAAAAAGTGATATGCAATACCAACAGTGAACGTCATAACAGCACCATTACCTTCTGCCATATTATATGCTACTTCTCCTACTTCACGAATAGAACATCCAATTAAACGATATTTGAAAATAGCATCAAGATTTTTATTCAATTGAAGAAGAGTAATAACAGAATTAGCATTAGCAATAGAACCACCATTTTGTCCACTACCAGCAATACCAAAAATATTACCGAATGTTCTTGTGGATTCATTCATTAATATTTCACGAACATCACTATTTTCTGGACAATAAAATTCTAATGAATAATTTTCTGAACCGGGAAATTCAACAGAACCCGGTATATGAAAAGTTTGACCAGCATATTTTACTGTTTGATCTACAATAGTACGACCCGGTAATTTTGCGGTTTTTGCATAAAGTAAACCTGTTGGTGTAATCAATGCTCCATTATCAAAATTTATCGAATCAACACGGAATAGATAATCCCTAGAGAAATCGCGTATTACCGCATTATTAAAGAAACTGTTAATTGTTTGTTCTGGTACGTCCATAATAATTATTTATTCTTTTCTATTAATTATTTAGAAAGAATAAATAACATTGTACCCGCATCATATAGTTTTCTGTAATTATTATCCAACATATTTCGGCTTTCGGTTTTATTTTCGTCGAAATTTTCTAAAATTTTTGGTAATTTATTTTTTTGACAAGAAAATCGTGATAATACTTTATCCGATTTTATGTATACATAAGATGGTGGAGTGTATGATTTAAAATAAAATCCCAATTTTTTGTACATATTACCATTGCTATATCTTAAATCAGCATAAGATATCAATGTTTTTGGACTGTAATTTTCAATAAAATGCTTCAATAATTTTGATGCACCCCCAATTACGTTATGATTTAGTAGATTACAAAAACGAACCAACTCCCATTCATAATTTTTATTAAATCTAGGTTTGGAAAATGTCATAACAGATACCAATTCTCCATTATATTCCAAACCTAATTTAATTCTAGAATTATCCATACCTTGTAAATGATTCTTATTTAAGAAGTCATTTTTTTGTTTATTATGTAATTCAATTATTTTACATTTTCTAGCATAGATTTTATTATTAATACCCAATTTATTATTAATAATGGATTTCCAAATGTTTTGTTTACTCAAGTTATTCCATTCATAGGAATTAATCTGTAATAAATTAATATTTAAATCATTACATTGTTTAAATTTATTAAAATGGTTATTTTTATTTTTAATTTCAGCATTAATATTATTAGGGAAACTACTTCCAAATGAATGCCATATACCTCCATTATATTCTATGGCTATACTTTTATTTGGGATATAAATATCTAATTCTTTATTTGAATTAGATATTTTATAATTTTCTAATATATTAGATTCATATTGTTTTACATGATTTAACACAGTTTTTTCTTCATATGAAATTCCTACCTTTCCATAACAATTATAACATCTGATGTTTTTCCATTTTCCATCAGATATATCACATTCTATAGAAGAATTACATGTATTACAAAATAACTGAGTTTTTCCGACATTTAATCCATTAAATTCTAATTTATCTATTAAATCAAATCCTTGTTCATTTATAACAGGCAATATATTTTCTATATGGCCGATTACTCTATTTTTACATCCATATGTTTGAACACATTCTTTATTAGAGCAACATGTAGTATATCCTCGTTTTAAATTAATATATCTAGTTTTATTAATATTACATATTAAACATAATTGTCCTTCATGTTTATTATGTAATATATTATAAAAACGATTAGACCACTGAAAATCATTTACATCTAATGGAATATATTTGGTTTCTTGTATTATTCTTTTTAAAATGTGTTTATTACTTCTAATATCATTTCTTGATACATATATAGATGATTCCGAAATTATTTCAGAATTTGATGAAATATATTCGATCATTTCATCAAATGAACAAACTTCAGTAGATTCATCTGAAATATAATCAACCAATTCTTGTCTTTCTTTTGCAAGATTATTAAGTTTTGTTTTACTACAAGATTTCCAATTTTTATTAACTTTTCTAAAACATTTAGAGCAAGAAGATTTATAACCAATAACATTACTAATAAATCTCAGATTTACTCCACATATACATACAGGAGATTTTATTATATTATTTGTTATGCAATATATACGTTCAGATAAAGAACTCGAATTATCTAAAAAATTAGTAATTTCATTTATATTTTTATGTAGATCCCCTTTCAAAAAATGATCTCTTCTAAAATAAGCAGAATTTAAATTTCCGTTAGATGTATAAAAATTATTATCGTTTTTTATCTGATTTAATATATCTATGTATTTTTGATTGTTTGTGGTCATATATATATTTATATCATATATCAAAAAAATACGGAAGAAAAATCTCCCGTATTTTTTATTTTTAATTATTTTTAACCACCAATAATTTCGTTAAAGTTAGCTCCAGTTGATGTAGCATAGAAATTCACCAAGATGAATTCTGCTGCACGTACTGGCTTGATGTAAATATCAATTACTAATTCATTTTGATCAATTACCGTTGGAGTATTATTCCTCTTATCGCAAACTATTTGATACTCATATACACCTTGAGTATTTTTAGCTCTATCAAAGATAGGAGTTAGCACTGAAATTACACGATTACGAGTAAACAATGTATTTGGTTCGAAAACGAAATATTTAGCAGTTTTCTTGGTTGCTTTTTCTAGCCATAGGAACAACCTACGAACATTGATACGATCAAATGCACTTGGTTGGCGTAATAATGTTTTTTGACCAAAGATATTAAACCCATCATTTGGGAAGAATGCAACTGGATTAATGCTATGTTTATATAATTGATCACGCTCTCTTTGTTTTGGTGTAATTGCCAATTGTAAAGCATTTGTTACGCGACCACGAGTAAAACCAGCAGGAGCATACCATGGTTCGAAGTTTTTATCAACATTTGCCATATCAGCAGCAGCATATGGAGAGAAAGGAACCCAGATATTCATACCTGCAAACATATCATTAATTTTTACCCAGTTGCCATACGTAGTAGCATAACTTGTATTTGCACTTTCATATAGATGTTTTAATGGATTAGATATTGTCTGTGAGAAAGCTTTATTATGATCAGATGTTGTTAAGAAATTTGCCCCTGTTACGAAAATTTGACGTAAAGGATCTGATATAAACATACAATCTTTACGAAGATTTTCACAGAAATTAGCATAAATCTGGAAAATAGCATTATGATTTATTTTTAAATCAGCAAAATCCAATGCGTTTCCTTGTGCATCAGCAGGAGCAGCATATTCATTTGCTTCTAGTGCTAATAGACCAGCTTTAAGGTCATTACTGACTTGTGTATCATCGTACCATGCGGTTTTGTTTGCACATGCTGTGGCATAGATAGTACCCAATCCAGCTTCAACTACTAAATCAAGATCAAATATTTCATCGTTTTCAATCTTACGTAGTGTACGATCTAGTTTAAGTGGTATAGATCCAATATTTTTACCAGAAGTTGTAAAGTTAGCATAACTTCCTGCTGGGAATAATGCATCTGCTTTGTCGATATAAGTAGAAATATATGCTACATCATGAGCATGGAACCCAATTTTTGGATAATTTATACCATCACTTTCATTTAGTTTATTAATAATATGATTGGAGAATACACGAACTTTTCTCTTTGGAACACCATTTTCGTCTAACCATGATCCATTGTTTTTACTGCTAATATAAGGATTAACCAATGCAACTATATTATTCGAATTATTTACGGTATTTTCTAAGAAGAAAGTAGAAGGAATTCCACCATTTTGATTGTTGATTTGTCTATAATAATCTAGTGATCCAGTTCTAGCTTCGTCAAACGAGAAACTCAATTTAATTGGATCTGGATTATATGGACTTGTACGAAGTTTGAATAAACCAAATGATAAAGTATCATCAAATTTTCTAGTTCCTATATCAGGGAAAGAATATGATACTTTTTCTAGTGATTCGGAAATACTATTAGAATTCCTATTATTTCCTTGATCATTTGTGGCTGTAAGTGGGAATGCAAATTTTGTGGTAGGTAATTGCATTAATTTTTGACTGCTCAATCCCGTTACATCTAACCCATTAACAGCAGACATACCATTTGTATATACTGATAATATAGAATCATGATTTGTATTTGCTTCTAGATTTGTGTTATCAGCTAAACCAATATAATGTCCTTCCCAACGATTATTGATTGTAGATTGAATTTTATTTACAATGATTAATCCAGCTTGACCAAAATCTGATGGCCCAGAAATATCACAAGTTTTTGCGCCTTTATTACTCCATTTTGAATCAGTATTAATGAATGCAGATCCATCAATTACACCTTTATATTGATCTAATGTAAGATCAAAGAATTTAGGAGCACCTAATACATAAGTTGCTTTTCCAGTTTGTTCTAAATCTTGTGAAACATCCGTTTCATAAGCCGAAACGAAATAATTAAGAGAAATATCATTTGCTTTAATTGCAAGCGCAGATACTCCTTCTACTAGAGAAGCAGAATTACTCATATAAAAAGTATTAAATCCTTCTTTTAAAGATTCTGCTTCAGCATTAGTAAATATACTATTAGCTGACATACCATAAGCAGTTAATGTTGCTAATTGTCCTGATAATGCAGAAAGATCATTTATTTTAGTTTTTATATCGTTTTGATTAAAATAGTATTTTTCAATAAAAGCGTAATTTTCATAAATAATTTGAGTATTTTCTTTTACAGTTACTACTGGATAAACCAATGCTCCATAGGTAGAACCATATCCTTCACCAGTTCCATCTCCATATGGTAGACGACTAATATAAAGATTTCCTGTGGAACTATTTAAAATCTGACGAGCACCATAGTAGAAATATCTTTCTGATGCATTGGTTGGAGTTCCATAAACTTGTTCTAATTCTTCTACTGAAGTAATCTGAATAATTTCATCACATGGTCCTTTAGGAGCAAAACCAGTCATGAAAATATTAGTACCTACAGGTAAAATTGGGGATAGTGTTAAATCTTTTTCAAAAATTTCAACGCCGGGTGATTGTATACTTCTTGCCATAATGATATTTAGTGTTTTTAATCACTAAAATTATTATTATGTTAATAAAATTGTTTCAATTCTTCTAAAAACAAATTCAAAAGTAGTTTCTATTTCTCCACCATCCCTGTGAGAATAAGAAATTTCTCCTAATGTTGTAGGAAAAGCAGATTTATATACCCACTGAATAACATCATTATGAAATTCATCTTTTGCTGTTAAAATAAAATCCGTGGAATATTGTCCCAATCCATGATCCTTTTCTGTTATAGGGGTTTCATATATACCACTCCGTTCATTTCTTAATAAATCCAACCATTTATGTATTACCCAATAATTATTAAACTGATTATCAATTGTAAAATTAATAGTCAAAGGTTCATATGATGGTTTATTATGTGATGATACATAAACTGTGCTGCCTCCATATCTAACTTCTTCTGAAGGAATGGTATTTTTAGGAACCACAACTCCATATACAGAAAATTGAAGCGTATTTAAATCTAAATCCGTATTACTTCTTTGAAATCTTTTATTAAATGGTTTCAAAGCTTCTGGAAGAGATAAAGTAAGGGTAAATTTATCTTTCCTAGATTTATTCAAAAACGATTGATCATAATGATTACTCATATTATAATGTTACACCAAATTGATTTTGTATATATTTTTGCATTGCTGGGGGAAAATATAAATTTGGCTTTTTAATAATATTTGTAATTTGAGATCCGTCTTTAGAAAA